AATATTTTACTTCAGGAAGATCCTTTACTTCTTCTCTTACCTGATCAATTTGTTCACATATTGATTCTACTTCATTATCATAATACCTTACTTCAGGTATTCCTTCCTTAACCTGTTCAATATATGCAGAAATTTTTTCCAGTTCATCATCATAATATTTGATTTCAGGAATTTCTGGAATATCCTTTCTTACTTCTTCAATTAAATGTAATATCTCTGTAAGATCATCTGTAGCTTCTTCTAGTACTACAGGTTCTTCTGTTACCTCTTCTACCTTCTCAATAAAATCTTCAACAGAAGGTAAATCCTCTTCATCAATACTTGTTTCTAAAATATATTCATTTACTGAAGGAAGTTCTTCCTTCTTCTCTATAAAATCTTTATACGATGGTAAATCACTCTCTTCCAGATGATCATTACATGAGGGTAGATCACTCTCTTCCAGATAGTCATTATATGATGGTAGATCATCCTTTTCTAGATAATCATTTAACGATGGTAATTCGTCTTTAGACATTTTATTAGTAAATATACTTTGGGATTTCTCTCCCTTTTCACTATTTATTGTCCAAAAATTCTTCCATATATCAAGTAGAAATTCCTGCGCTTACCATTGCAGAACCTTCAACCATTCTTGAAATTGTTCCGTCACTTGCAGTTAATCTTACATCATATAGATGTCTTCCTGATTCTAATGCAAGTGTTTGTACGTCAGTTAAAGATATGGTGACCTGACCAGTCAAAGAAGTAATACCCACACTGAAAGAAGTGGATGATGTAGAACTTGGATGTTTCTTAAGAACTGCTTCTCCACTATATCCAGTTAAATTAAATACAGAACCATCACTATTCTTCTTAGTCAATATCTGACTAAAATCAGCCGCCTGTGGTATTACAATATTTACTACGGGAGTTGCTGTCATGATTTTTTTAACTATTTATCTTGTGTATTCTGTTTCAACAATTTTTGTAATTCAGCAGTTGAACCAACAAACAATGCATTATTGACTGTAGTTGGTCCTTTAACTTCTCTATCTTCATTCACATCTTTCAATTTTTGTTGGAGTGTAAGAAGTTTATCTGTCGCATCAGCAACATTCTTAATTAACTGGCCTGCAACTTCATATGCTCTTGGCATCTCACTTTCTTGTGCAAGTTCAAGAATACCATCAATTGCTTCTTGTCCCTTTTCAATGATAGAATACAAGTTACCTCTGGTATACTCATAATCTTTTTTAACATGATCTACTTGGGAAGATACCTTTTCAATTTTTTCTTCTTTAATAGTCTCTACGGGGGTATTTTCTATTTCTGTAGAAGATACATCGAAAACCTGGTCCAATTCATCATAATTTTTAGACATAAATCAATCCTTAGAAAACACCACCATCAAAACCAAAATTATCTCCAATATCAATCAGAGCACTATCTTCTATAGTAATCAAACCAACTGGATCACCTAATAGATGAGTTTCGGGAGATGTATTATCCTTCGCTCTATCAACAATCAATTTATTACCACTCTTAGACTTGACATACATCGATTCCTTACCAATAGCAATGTAAGACTTGGCTGGGATACCTGAAGCATCATCAACCTCAATAACACTTTCCTCAATGTCAACATTTTCTTTCAACAGAGTTGCAACGTCTCCATCATAATTCTTGGTTGCTCTTGGAGTGACTTGATAAGTAAGATCTCTTTCTGCACTTCTATATCCCTTAGAACCAGCAATATAACCAACAGAAACCTTATCAATGATGTTACTAGTAACGTCACTAACAGGACCGTAAACGTATGTTTTTGCCGTAAAGGTCAATGTATATACAAGTGCTCTTCTAGTATCAAAATTCCCCTCATAATCATCTTCCATCGAAATGTTGTCAAGATTGATAGGTACATATTTAACTTCATTCAAATTGCCTAAAAATTTAATAGGAAGTGAATATGAAGGTTGAAAATAGGGTAAAATTTGTTCCACAATCTGTAACATATCATCATTCAACTTTGTCATAATCGAAAGTTGAATCGTCATATTATATGGAACTGGAACATATACATTCTTTACAGTTCCATCAGGTGTTTCAGTTACAATTGTCTGTGTTTGAGTTACTTTTCTACTTGGATCATACTGAAGATCAGTAAATTCAAAAGATATTCTTGGAAGAGTGATTTGAACAGGGCGATTCAGATCAGACTCTTGCTCCATTCTGGCAAGAAACTTTTGATTAGGTCCATATGCAAGAGGAACTTGGATGATACTGAACGTATCATCATTACCATCTTTATGATGAACTTCTATTCCATTGAAAAGAGTACCAAATCCAATAATGACGGATCGGAATACTTCATTGTAGAAATAATCAAACATTATCTTACTCTGTATTACTAACTATTTAGATCAAGGCATCCCAAAGGGATTTGTTTCACTAAAATCAATAATTTTATCACCTTCTATTTCGATATTATCATTATCTGCAAATGGTGTAACAAGATCATCAATATTCTGTGACTTCATCGAATATATTGCTCCAGATTCCGTTCCGTAGATACTTTCACCTGGTACAAATGTTCCATCAACAATGGAAACTTCAAGTTGAGCAGTAGATTTCGTATATTCTTTAACCCTTGCAGTTGTTCCAGAAGTAGCACCAATTACAACCTCATTAAATATAAATGTTCCAACACCAACAGTTCCAGCAGCTCCAACTGGGCTTCCAATTGTAATCTCTGGCACAATAATATATCCAACTCCAGAGTTAGAAATACCAATTCCTGTAACTGTTCCTGCAGAATTCATATAAGCAACTCCAGTTGCAGTTGTAATTCCAGCAATCAATTCAACATAGTTTTTAATCTCTGGATCATTTTGAATAGTGACTGTCGGAGGAGTAAGATATCCACCTCCACCATAGGTAATACCAATACCTGTGACAATACCACACTTATCAATACCAAATTCAAATGCTGATGTTGCAATCCCAACATTAAATGATGCCGAAGACATATAAATGGTGTTTATACCAATCTGAGATACATAACTATCGGTTGTAATAAAGTTAACAAGAGGATTATCATACCCACTAACCAATCTAACCCTATCACCAACAATAATATTGGTAGTAGTAATTCCTGTAATGATGGTAGACCCAATACCCAATGTTCCTGATGTCTCAATAGAATCATATCTCATTGTGGCAACACCAAGTGCCCTAAATTGTTCAGGAATACCAGCTGGTTCAGCTATTGTAACAATTGGAGCAGCATCATATCCATAACCACTAGTTGCTACAGAAACAGAATCGACTTGACCATCTATATCAATTGTGGCAGTTCCTGTTGCTCTATATTGAGCAGTAGCACCATAGAAATTAATATTAGGTGCAACAGTATATCCAATACCTATAGTAGCACCAGTTCCAACACACCAAGGATCTGTTGTTGAATTAAACCCAACCGCAGTAACTATACCAGTTATAGGATGAATAGTAGCAATACCAACAGAAACTACTAATGGAGCAATTTGTGTACCAGAAGTAGATATTGCAACTGTTGGTGCTGTCGTATATGCCCTACCAGTGGTACTAAAGGCAATAGAACCTGGATCAATAGATGACCCAGCAATTCCTATTGTTGCAGAAGCACCAAATGATCCAGTAGGAGGAGCAAAGGTAACTATAGGAGCACTTGTATAGAATCTTCCACCAGTAGTAATTCCAACACTTAAAACTGTTCCACCAGTTACACTAATATCATCTAAGGTAGAAGTTGCTTCTGCACCATTACCACCACCTGATGGAAGACTAAATGTTACCGTAGGTGCCGTTTTATAGAATACACCACCTGTTGTTCCACCTGGGAATAGATAAGAAGAAGATCCAATACTAATCGGTGCAGAGGTAATACTTACTCCACCACCAACCATAGGAGTATCTAAAACAGCAGTAGCAGCAGCACCAACATGTTTTGGAGTAGAGAATGTAACTGTTGGTGGGGTAATGTAACCAGAACCCGCACCAGTTATCGTAGTAGTATTAACTGCTCTATCGACAAGAGACACAGTAGCTGCAGCTCCTGCCCCACTAGTATCCGTAGGAATAAATTTAATCTCTGGTGTAACTGTATAACCACATCCTGTATTTGTAAGTCTAACAGCAAGAACTTTTCCACCATTTATACCACTACAGTTGACATACTCACTAGTGATTGTGGAAATACCCGTTGCAGTAACACCTCCTGCAGGTGCGGAAGAAAATCCCACAGTAGGAGCACTTGTGTACCCATTACCCATATTAGTTATGAATACTTGTCCTACAGACCCAGCACTACAAATTCCTGCACTTGCAGTCGCAGTTGTGGCTACACCGATAAGTTGAAGTGTCTGAATATAACCGATCTGTGCGATTTCATCGTCAATAGTATCAACACCTGTATCAATAACCTCGTCTTCATAACGGAAGAGACTACAAGTCAGTGTATAAACGTAGTTTTTTTGTAATTGGTAAAAAGGTTGTTCATGTTCTACATATTTAATCTCAAATAACCTATCACCAAGAGGAAAATATATCAAATCACCTTCTTTGGGTCTTGATGTCAATTCATTATATGGAACGTCTTCACTTAACGGTGAGATATATTCTTCATATCTCTCTTTTGAGATAATAATTTTTAAATCATCATAATTTTGAATACCAAACTTACTCAAAAGTGTTCCTTGACCACCATATCCCTCATAACTATCAACATATGCCTCAATCGGATAAGAATTTTTGAATTCTGATTGAATAACCTCTTTAATGACACTATTTTTAGTCACATATTGTCTAGGCATATAATATACCTCAACACCATACATCCTCAACTGCTCATTGATAAGATCTTGAACTAAATTTTGTTCGGATTGTGAACCCTGTTGAAAAAATGGATTTAACATATCAACCAATCATATCCAGAGGAGGAACTTCATAAGTACTGGACATTTTTTCTTTAATTGCTTCCAATTCTCTCTCCGCATCCTCATACATTTGTCTACCATTCAATTCAATTCCACCAGGTAACTTAACACCTTGAAATTTCATCATATTTTGACCCCATTGCCTCTTAATTAAGGTTGTAAGATAAGGTTTAATGAATGAATCATTCCAAACTCTAGTATAATCTGTTCCATTCATGGCTCTATAACACTCAATAATCAAGAATTCATCTTTACTGACTGTAGAATAATCAATATCGAGATATAATCTATCTTGTCTCTGATTAAATCTGATGTGTTTATGAGTATTCAGAAGGAAATTCATCGTCTCCAGGTAACTCATGGTCATTGAATACGACAACATGTCATATCCAGAGGCTGCTGTAATTCCACCCCAAAGACCAAATACATCATTTAGGAAAAACTGGTATTTTACATTAAACATACCAGACCCAACAGTATTATTGTATTGAAAAATCTTCTCAATACCAATAACATCTGGTGGAACCTGTAAATAATTACTATTTTCGTAATATGTAAATGTTGTCGTATTCCCTACAATGCTTGTAGTTGCACTTGTAGAGGCAATTCCGACCTGATTACTACCTGAAGCTCCAGGTGGTCTTGCCTGTCCTCTATCAATATCATCTTGAGTTATTTGATACTTGAGAAAAACCTTTTCAACACCATCAAAATGTCTTTCATTAAACAATTGAATCGTATCATCCACTAGGTCTTCAATTTGTTCATCGGCAACATTGATCTCCAAGACAGGATAACCCAACTGCCTCTTACAGTAATCTATCAGTTGTTGTCTAGAAGCGGGTTTGGCCATTTATAGAACACTTTTTCTCTATTTATGTTTATCCATAAAATGTTGAAACATCATTTTAATATCACACAAATCACCTTTTATTCCATTAAGTTCTAACTCAATAGAATTAATTCTTTCTTTATCACTATTAAGTTTTTTATTATTCAACATATAACTGTTGAAATCATTCCTATTCTTGTTGATTATAGCATTAGAATGGGTATCTCTAAAATACCCATCCTTACCTTCAATTGGTAACATTGTCATATTAAGCTAAAGCTATTACACGTAAGTTTCTAATTTGTGGAACAACTGACTGGTTAGTCGATGTTCCAATAATCTTGATCCTAAATGATGCAAATGCAGGGAGATCATCATTAGTAAATGTGTACTCTCTGAATTGGTCAATTGTTGGAACAGTGATTAGTGAATCATATTTAGGAATGTTGATGTCGGATGAACCATCATTGTCAAATTGACTGATCATATTTCCATCGGCATCAAAGTTTCCATAACCTGGGAATGGAACAAAAACAGTTTCTTCTGCCAATGAATTTTCCTGATCTAATGCATAGAATACTCTAACATCATTATACTTAGAGATGTATGCATCCAAATAAACTTTCAAACCACTTGCTGGGTTCTCAAGGAGAACATTCTTACTTACATAAGTGAAGTTGTTTGGATCATCAACAGTAGTATTGACTCTAGGATCAGTTGCGTAATTTGTAATTGGATTGTTAACTCTGTTAGTTACAAGTACGATAGAAGAGTTATCAAGATCGATTGCTGGTGTTAATCTATTATCAGAAGAAAATAAATTAATACCTGCGGTGAATGACTTATTACCAGGTTGAGTGGTAAGATATGTATTCTCATTAATTTGAGAAGCAATCATTCTAGGATCTTGGAAGTAGTTCTTCTGATAGTTTGTAACCTCAGAGTAACCCTTATCAACGAAAGAAGCTTCTGTACCAGAAATACTGGTTTCAGAAATTGTTCTTGCTTGGATTACAACGTCAGTTCCTCTTGGTTGGATAGTATTGATCTTGGGAATCATCAGGTTGAAAGGTAAATTATAAGTACCTTTTGCGTTGTTTCCACCAGCCTTAGTATTTGTATTGAAGTATCTTACCCCAAGAGTTGAACCAGATCCCCTATCAGTACCAAAATCAGTATCATCCATATCAATCTTAACGTTATAATAATCAAGTCCAATAGGATTTGTTACAGTTACGTCCCCAAGACTATGTGTTTTGTTGATTCTTCTCAAGGAAATTCCATCAAGTTCATACTTATAAACAAGATTTGATGAATAGTGTGTTGTAGCCTGAGTATTATCAATACCTCTTGTGATACCGATCAGAGTGTTACTTGCAACTCCTGTGTAAGAAACGACTTCTTTACCAATCTTGGCATATCCAGGATTAGTAGTTCCAACACCAACACCTTCAAACTGGCTAAATTCAGCAGAGTTTCCAATATTGATGTCACCAGTACTAGTTCCTTGATATTCAACACTTAAAGTAGTTGGAGGAACATCGGATGAGATATTAGACAGTGTAACCTGGTTGATTCTTGTATGCATTCCATGATTTCTCTGGAATATTTCCATATGAGCACCATCACTATTAACTCTGATCGGTGAAACTGGAATTGCATTTCCACCAACACCGGAATTAAGAGAAGTAGTAACACCTGCTTTGTTGATATAAGATAGTTGAGTAGAAGTATCAAACTCACCTTGAACATTATCAACAATCAGTTCGTTATTACCAGAAATCTCACCAACGGAGAGTTTCATGTTTCTTCCGAGTTGTGTATTACCAACTGTCAATGGTCTGAGAACATCACCGACTTTGTAACCTTTACCACCTTGATTGATAGTAGCACCAACTGCAACACCGCTCTCAATATAAATATCCGCAGTTGCATCCAAACCACTACCAGTTATTGAAGTAAGAGCAACACCAGCGAAAGTATATCCACCAGCAGATGGAGTATAACCAATTCCTGTATTTGTAATTGTAAGTGTTGAAGTCGCAGATCCTGCATACCCAACTAATGTACCGGTACCAGTTTTACCCACCTGTAAAATAGTATTACCAAACTCAAGGTCTGTATCTTGAATTGTGGTTCCAATGCCAACACTGATGTTTCTTGATTTGATAGTAATAGCATCTTTAGAAATACGTGAAAGATTAGTTGGAAGTTCTGGATTGTAGAAACCAACAAAACCTTGTCCTGTAAAGTTTGCTCTATACAAATTAAACTTCAAATCTTCATATTGACTTGGTGTCCAAACACTTGCATTTTGTGACTTGAAGAGTGAACCAAGAACTGGTTGTTTTGAAACAAGATTCTGTCCTGCTTCTAGTCCCAGAGTTGTAACGTCAACTTCACCCAATCTGGAAATCCATACTCTATATTCTGTAGAGTCGGAAAGTAGAACAATAGCATATTCAGTTCGACCTTTAACATATACCGGTGATTCAAAAGTAATCGTTGTTGGAACAGTTCCATCTGTAGAAGTAATAATATTCTTTGATTCAATTTCAACTTCAGAATATGGAAGAATCTTTAGATTTGGAGTACCAATTGTGGTCTCTCTAATTTGTGCAATAACAGGAAGAACATCATCCTTAGCCTGGAAGAAAACATCTATTTTAGTAAGGAATACACCAGTTTCGTCATCAACAAAGAATGTTTGTGCGAGAGGGTCTCTTCCAGGTGGAGGAGGCGGTGGAAGATTAATCGTAACATCAGACAATATGGTCGCTCGATCACTATCTGATAGTTCTCTATTCTCACTAAAATCACTATTAACTTCAACTCTTGCATTTCTAAGGGAAAGTGTTACTTCCTGTGTATTATCAATACTACCTTCAGAGTAGAAGATCTCTTCACCAGCAGTTGTTGCAATACCTTCTACAGGACTATTGTTTGGATCATTTGTGAGTTTGAAAGTAGATCTACCAGTTTCAAATACAGGATTCTTGAGGTCGGAAACATCAGGAACTCTGAATGAACCAATCAATGTACCTACTCTATCAGTAAGTAATCTAACATTACTAACTCTAGCAGTTGCTCCACTGGATGTACCAGTAAGAATCATACCAGGTCTAATTCTACCCTCAAATGCTGGTTGATTTTCATTCTGAAGACTGAAAGTATCAATATTCAGAACCGAAGAAGTTTCCGAATACGATGAAGGAATTAGATTTTCCCTATCATATGGGTTACTATCAAAAAGATCAGTTGGATCATTGTAAGGACCATACTTATGATTGGAGTTGGCAACTCTGAATGAAATTTGAGGTAGTGTTACCTGTTCAATATTTTCAGTGTTATTAGCTGCGTTCATCTCACCATCAACAGTTTCACCAACAGTGAATGTTCCACTAGTCATTTCAATTTCAACCAACTTATTGAAGGAGAAATTATTAACATCTACACCATCAAAGAAAGAATAAACTTGAGTGAATGGTTTCAGATGTTTTCCAGTAAATTCAATATTACGAGATCTGATGAAGTGAACCAATTCTCTACTTACAACCCTATCACCAAGAGTTTCGTTATTGATAACCTCTGTAACCGTAGACTGAGAACCAGTTCTTTGTTGATCCAAAGAAGTGGTGTTTCTGATTGTTGTTGCTTCACCACTTGCTCCCCATGGTGCATTAAGACCTGCATCATTGATTTGCTCACGGGTTAAAGCTCCTCTTCTTCCACCAGTACTGGTAGTAGTCATATCAACATTAATACCTACAGTTTCCCAGGAATCCCACTGAACAGGGGTAACACCAAGTCTACTTCCATCTTCTGCAGTACTTACTTCAGCCTGAAGTGCAGAAGCGATTGCCTCAAATGCTCCTTCATTCTCTACAGTTCTGGTCTCTAGTCTATTAACATCGATCCAGACATCAACATCTGGTTCAAGAATGATGGATCCATTCCAGAATTGAACAAGATAAGGAGTTACACTCTCAGATCTGGTAGCAAATGGTTGAGTTAACCACGAACTTTCAGAATAATCAAGAGTTACAGTCTGATTTGTTCTCTTAACACCGTCTCCAACAATTTCTGCAAATCTAGAATCTTGATTTGCATCAGTTGTTGAACCAATACCAGTTATGGCATTTGAACCAATCTCCAGGTTAATTGCAGTTGTATAGTGAGAAGGTCTTAGAACTCTATTCTTAAGGTCAACACTATTTCTAACACCAATGGTAGTGTCCTGAGGTGTAAGAGTAGAGAAGTTATCGATGAAGATACCACTCTTAAATCTGTTCAGACCATTTGAATCAGGAACAAAAAGGTTCAGAGTATTGGTTTCAATCAAACTCAATGAACTATAATACTCAAGGTTCTTAATTCTCTGTTCCAACTTGGAGATATCTCTCATCTGATATCTCTTATGTTGCACAACAGATACTTGCGCAGTTTCTGTTGTGTAAAGATATGGTGGAAGGAGTATGTTTGAAATATTCAAACAGCCATTGACTTCATCAGGAAGTTTTGGATCATCTGATGGAACACCATATTTAACACTTAATCCACCAGCTGGAGAAACATAAATTCTATCCGCTCTTCCGAGATAGTAATTATAATCAACAGTCATCGACTCGTCAGATGCAATAACATCTTTTGAGCTGTGTTGACCAGTTACTCCGCCATCAAAATCTCTTCCATAAAATTCAAGAGGAGATCTAGAATTTGCAGTGACAGAGTAATCTACAACTCTTGGTCTTGCGTCAACCATGTCAGTATTTCTAACACCATCGATTGCATTAATCTCACCATTGTATTCAAACGAATTGTATGAATTGGCAACAGTAATGTCACCAGTATCAGCAGAATCATAGAATGCCTTAGAATAATAAACTCTTATTTGTCTTGTAGGTGCGTCAAAACCAGGTTTTCTTATAAGTCTAGAATAATCATATATGGTTTCTCTTTGACCATTATCAAATGTGTATTGATCTGTAATTTTTCTGGATCCAGAGTTAATAACACTTACAACTGCGCTCACACCAGACTGACTAAACTGAACAACTTCATTTTTCTCAAAGGAAGTATCATTTAAATGGATGAATCCAGTGTCTGTATCATTCTTTCTAATCAGATAGATTGCTTTTGCTCCACTGATTGTGCCGGTAATAGTTTCTCCAACAATAAGATCGTTTGTTGTTGCTGTAGGTCCATCAAGAGATGCAAGAGTCATACTTGGAGACTCTGCAGGACTAGTATCAGTAGATTCAAAAATACCATGAATCTTAACAACATCAGGAACGTTCAGTGAAATAACATTATCCTGAACTCTTGTACCAAATGGATAGTTACCATAAGTAAGACCATCATTCAGAGTTGTTCCTGCAAATCCTGTGTTTGTACCAGAAGCAGAAAGTTTTGACTTATCAACGATAATATTATTTGAAATTGACTTTCTTTTAATTTTTGTAGTAACAGAACTCTTTCTAAGAGTTGCAATCAGGATTGTTCCTGATGGATCAGAACCAGACAATCCAATAATTTGAATGGTGCCAGATCCATTACTCAGAATAACTTTGTCACTAGTCAGAATTTCGGTAGTTCCGTCAGAACGGATAAGAATATATCTCTCCTCATCAAATGGAAGGAAGGTTTCATTAGTTCCTGCATCAATTGCAGGTGTTTCTCCATCAGAACTAATGGTAGTTTGAAACTGTCTTCTAATAGTAAGGTTGGAAGAAGAAAGATCTACCGAAGAAACATTTTTATTAGGAAATGTACTGTAGAGTGATTGGTTTGTGGACTCATTTCCACTACCAAAATTCCTTTGTATTTTTGTACCTACAATTGCAAAGTCATTTACACTTGTCAGTGTAGTTGGAACAGTTCCATCAACAACACCAGTTACACTTGTAACACCAATGATCTTGAGAGCCGAACCAGTGTTCTCAGTAATTTTACCAAAAGAAGGAACTGTACTAGAAGTGGTGGTGTATCGAACCAGATTACCAACAGTTGCAATACCGGCGAATGATGTTGAAGGATTGGTAACTGTAGAAACACCAGTTACTACGTCACCAGCAGTCAGTGTTGCATTACCGATAATAAAATTTGTTTTTGGTCTTAAGTTAGCTGTAAAAGTATTTGCTAAACCAACGATACCATATACTGATTGAATATCAGAGTTACCATAATCTCTAGTATCTGTAATATACCTATCATTATCTTTAACACCATTAAATACAAGATTTTCACCTATAAAGAAGTTGCCCTTGACATTATATGCAGTAACGGCAGTTCCAGCACTTACTGGACTTCTAAGATATGCAGATGCTCCACTAAATTCTCCTTGAATGAAGGTTGGAAGTGAAAGAGTAACATTTTCATTGACTGTAAGATCTGTATTTGTCTGTACATCAAACAGTGAAAGATCCCATTTGTTCAGATTTGAGTTTGTAGTGTCATAAGAACCTGATTCTAAAGCAAAATCATAGATTCTAGCAACACCAATCTCTTTACCTGCAGCAGTTCCATCAACTGAAACTCTATCATCTCTAAGACTCAGAGTATTTGATGTATTAAACCCAATTGTGGCAGAACCAAATACAGTATCAACTTCAAAAGTGGGTCCAAATCCGAAGTTAATGGCCTGGTTTTCAAGAAGACGTGTAGTTCTTGGTTTTGGGCAATCGAGAAGAGTTGTTGATCTAGTTTCAACACCAAAACCTTTTACATATGCCTTACCAGGTGAAACTCTATAAATTGCAAGGTCATCTGATGGAGTGGATCCTTGAGCTGTAGTCTGACCCTCTTCGTAGACACCTCTATTTCCTTCATTATTATTCAGACTATTTCTAATAGAAGTGGTGAATTCTTTGATATAATAATTGCCAGATTCATCATAAGTTCTTTTAGCAAGTTCTTCTGCCAAAAGATTATATTCGGTCTTATTAACATCAGATCTCAGTACACCATCATTAACTTCAGATAACTGAACAAAACTATTATCTTCAAAATCATCTAAAGGTCTTTTTGTAAGAACTGCTGTAATTTTAAAGCGATCTGCACCAGGTGCACTAAAGTTGTTGAAACCCTGAGCATTATCTGTTAAAGTTGGATCTACATCTGAGGAAACAATACTTTCTGTTACCCGCAAACCAATTCTATAGTTGGGTTTGTTTGAATATTGATCAAGAATCAGAATCTGATCCGCAACATCAACAAAAGTTCCTCTCAGGAAATATACACCATTATTCAGAGTAAATGCAGAACCTTTAGCAGATGCATTAGTTGAAATTGTATTTGCAAAACCTTCACCAGCAGAGATGAAAGTGGTTGCATAATTAATATTTACTTCTGTTACGAGAACTTCATTATCAAAAAATGTCTCAGTTACGGCATCAGTTGAAGAAGAGTTAAAATACGTTACATATAATGTATAATTACCCCTATCAGATTCTTTATTTGTAATATATGTAACAACCTTGGCAGTTACGCCAGAATCTCTACCAGTAATCTTTTGTCCTACTAATTGATCAAGATACAAAGAAACAGGAATTCCAAGATATTCTTCTTGAATCTGAATAGCATAAAATGTTGAATTATAAGTAACATTACCAGGAATTACCTGTGCACCTTCTTTGAATAGATGGTTACCTACATCCTCTACCTGATTCTGAAGAATTGATTGTATATTATTAAGTTCTCTTGCCTGAATAGGATATCCAGGTTTGAACAATACTTTATAATAATTACTCTGAGAATCAAAGTCGTCAAAATATGGAGCAACGTTGAGATTAGTTTCCTGTGGCATAATTCTTTAGAACTGCAAGATAATCTTTACATCTTCTTTCTGTGAGGAAGACCTTGTTACCGAAGGCCTATTATCAAGGAAAATAATGTTTCCAGAGTATTTTTGAGACTCTGGTAATGAAACACCATTAGTGAAAGATTGGCCGAGATAATATGTCCTATTATTTAGAACAGTAGAGACACCCGTAAAACTAGTATCAATACCTAAATTAGTACTTCCACCAACAATAGTGACACTACCACCAGTAGCAGGACTAGAAGTAAATCTATTCATATTAAATCCATATATTGGGTCAGAATTCAATGAACCGTTGGTATTAAAACCAGCAGTTGACTTATCTTGCCAATACTTCAGAACACCAGTTATTGAATCATAAGAAACTATTCTACCAACTGCAGTTGACCCAACACCAATAGTTTGTGTAATAAATTCATCTTGAGTGAATGATACAGAACTATAACCAGCTCCAGCCAATCTAAGAGCATAAACTGCACTAGCTTTATCAAGGGTCAAATTAGAGGTAGAACCTTGAGCATGTGGACTTTCTACAAGACCAACAGATGCAAACTGGTTACCGGTAATAAAGTCTGGGTTTTCTGTGTCATTTTCAAATCTAGAATATGTTAGAACATTATATGCCCCCAGTTCCTGGTAAATATCTGCACCATGACCACCTTGTGGTGGAATAATTATATTGAATATTGGTAAAGTTGTACCAGTCGGAACACCACCAGCTTCCCAATCAACAGAACCAAAGGTATATCCAGAACCTCCCTTAGAAATATTAATACTTTCTACTTTGGAATCGTTATTAATAACAATGGTCGCCTCTGCACCATCACCATCACCCTTAATAGGAACTCTGGTATATGTTTTGTTGGCGGCACCAATACCAATACCACGATTTCTGATCGTAATAACTTTTAACTGACCACTTGATGATGCATTATCTCTAACTGGAGCATCCTTAGTACTTGTATACCAATCACTAGGGACAGGCATATAATTAGTTGAGTCAAACTTAATTGCTTGACTTGGACTAATGGTATAGAGATACTTCCAGATGTAACCATCACCACTAGAACCTGCCTCTCTTGGTTCTAGATCAGTGAAAGTTGGTTCATCCAGAGAAGGCCCACCAACATAATTATTTTCAGGGTCTGCACCGTTATAGAGACAAATATAGACTCTATAATCACTATTCATTACATAATAATTAGCAGAATATAAGTCAAACGCACCCGAAGGTTGTGAAGGATTATTTCTACTAATATCATGTCTATACATGTCATAGGTAGTACCAGAAGTCCAAACTTCTTTCCTAATAACCTGTGAGACATCACTTGCATTGATTTTCTTCATTGCAATCATGGAATCCCATGTATCATCATAAGTCTCAAAACTATCAATAGGAGTGGGAGGATTAGAATCCCAATTCGATTGATAATCTGTAGCATTAGGAATGCCAATGAACGTATAATAAGAATTTGAACTGGAAGAAACTTCACCAACAAAGTTCTTAGCATTCAATATTCTAAGTTGATCAGTAATTATCGCTGCCATTTTTAGAGGACTTTTTTCTTATTTATGAACTAAATGAAATTGTTTTATCTAACTTACTTGTTATACACACCTCTTGGGAACAACTGACCCTGTGATGGTCTTCTACCAGTTAACCATCCAGGTCTTGTTTCTGTAAAAGATATGCTTTTATTAGAATTAGATGGTACATAATGGTTTACGGTAAATGTAGCCTGGGTGGCATCAGTCATGGTTGGATCAAATCCAGGAACTGCTGTTGCTAGATTTGGTACATTAAAATTTGCCATCAGGTAGTCCTCGCACAGAATAACATACCAGCAGTTTCATTATACTTATTATAAGAACCAGTAATAACAGTATAAACTTCACTACCACTAATAGTAACCGTATCCCCTTGTTTAATATCTTGTTCTGATGCGGTCAATTTAAAATCAATCAGAACAAAATCATCTGGCATATAGTAAGGACAAGGAATAAGATTTCCGTTAATAGGAATACCCTTGATTACCGAAGTATATGTCGTGATTGGATCTCTATTTCCATACGCGTCACTACCAGCACTTTGTATTTGCCCACTATTTTTAAATTCAGTATTTCTTGAGAAAATAGTAGCTTCCTGACTACCAGGAACAGATCCAGTCATACCAGAATCAGAAGTAGTATAAGATGTTTGAGTTGATTGTATTGAATAGTTTTGTGCTACTATACCGTAATGTTGGGACTCATTTCTTATTTGAGACCATCCTGCTTCTGCTGCTCTTACTCCGATTCTTTGATTACCACCTGGAATATAACTGTTTCCACTTAACCATGTTCTAAATCCCATAATGCCCGTATTACCATCAGAGGTATTAAGTGAGTTCGTCGGCTTAATTACTGTCAAACCAGCAGAATATACTTGATCATAATCCCAAAGACTTGAATCAAAATTATGGACAATAAATGTTAAGAATGTTTCATCATTTATTGTACCACTAATTGATGGTTGACAGAAAGAAAGAACGGCAAAATCAGTGTCTTCACCTGAACGATAAATGTTTAATTTTAAACCATGACTTGTACCTGAAGATGAAGCAGCAAATGCAGGAATCTCATTAGTGTGCACGGCACTAATTTGTGCATACATATCAGAATCAGTATCTAAATCCTGACTGGAGATGTTTTCGGCAATGTCTAATAATTGAGTTCCTCTAAAACTATCTCTTTCTTGTCCACCTAGATTGGTATTGTTAGTATGATCAAAAGGAAAAAATTCATTACCTGCATAGATTCCCATTCTATAGTCATCATGTATTTTAAATCCTCTATAAGTTACACCATATTTTTTAGTAGTATCAAAATCTTGTTTTAATACTCCCCAAGGACGATTATTATCAGTCGGTGTAAGGTTCTTATCAAAGAATTGGGTAGCTCCTCCATATGATACAGGAGATCCCTGCCCATCAACTGATACTGTAACACCAATTGCAACAGCACCACCAGCAGATGTACCAATATCCTCTGGAGATATGGTTAAAAATTCACTCTCTGCGTAATCCTTTCCCGGCCGATTAACATATATAGCATACACATTACCACTACTTCTGCGAACATCAAAAGTAGCACCTGTCCCACTACCACTTGAAGTTGATGGAACATCATAATAATACGTACCAGAAGAACCAACAGTTCCTCCACCATGACTATACTGAAGGGATGTAACCATTCCTGATATAGCTGTACCATGCAAATTTAACCAAGTAAATGCATTTTCTAACTGATCTATAACATCAGTTCTTGACCATCCTGAGGCCTTGTAATATGTTGCTGTAGTAATTGCCATGATTTCTTAATTGGTTTTCTCTAATTTAAGAATGGTTAAATATGCTGTAATTGTTTGAGTAGTACCAGAAAGATTTGTAATTGAAGCATAAATTGTAGTATTAACAGGATCATTCATATTACCACCCATAACAAAAGGAGAAATAATTTTAGTTGTAGAAATACCTGTTGTAACAACTTCAGCAATTACCCCACTTCCTGGTGTTGGATCAATACCAACACTTCTACCCACATCATTAGATCTAGATGTACTATCAGTATATAGTCGTATCCATCCGGCAGTGGTTATTCCAACTTTCATCAGAGCATATGACTTAAATCCATTAATATCAATATTACCAATTTGATTATTTGTAATAGATGATGTGGATCCAGTAACGAGAGTTCTAGTTAGTAGAGAACCATCTCCTTGAAAAGAAGTTGCAGTAACAATACCTGCAAAGGTAGCATCTCCATTTGATCTTATTGTTCCACCGACACCAGCAGCACCAAATTCAATTCCACCTAATGCAGTAGTAACACCAGTAACTTCTAAATCATTTTGAATCTTTACTTTCTTTGTAGTTGTA